CCACTCTAAACATAAATAGAATATAAAAAAAGGACTTTTAAATGCCAACACAGATACAATTAAGAAGAGGTAGTACTGTACAAACGTCTACCTTTACTGGCGCAGCTGGTGAGATTACAGTAGATACCGATAAGAAAGTCGTTGTTGTACACGATGGTGCTTCTGCTGGTGGTATTCCTCTTGCACGTGCTAATCACACTCAAGCGGCATTTGATGCTGCCAATGCTACATCAACTGGTTCATCATCTGCTGGTTCATATGCTAACTCTGCATACTCAACGGCAAACACAGCTGCGACAAATGCAACTACGGCCGACCAACGTGCTGTAACATCTGGTGCCTATGCTAATGCGGCTTTTGCTGCGGCTAATGCCAAGTTCTCTGCTTCTGGCGGCACTATTTCTGGTGACGTTGTTGTCACTGGTAACTTGAGTGTTTCTGGTAATGTGTTCAACGTTGATGCAACAAATCTAAACGTTGAAGATAATATGATTTATCTGAACGCAAATAATACTGTTGCCAATCCAGACCTTGGATTTGCAGGTAATTATAATGATGGTGCTTATCACCACACAGGTATGTTCCGTGATGCAACTGATGGTACTTGGAAGTTCTTTTATAACTACGATCCAGAACCAGATGCATCTCCGTATATCGACACAGGTCATGCCACATTTAGAATTGCTAACTTAACGGCCAACTTGATTACTGATGTAGCAACTATCCGTGGTTACGATCCAATTAATCACACAAACGTTGCGTACACTCATGCTAATGCTGCTTTCACGGCAGCCAACAATTCAGTAGATACATGGGTTCGAGCAGCTGCCAACTCAGCATCGTCTTATGCCAATGGTGCTTTTGGTGTTGCTAATACTGCTACAACAAATGCAGCAACAGCCGATCAACGTGCAGTAACGGCCGGTGAATATGCCAATGCTGCATATGGTGTTGCTAACTCTGCAAGTTCATATGCTAATGGTGCTTTTACACAGGCAAACTCTGCATTTAATAACGGTACTTCTGCGTCTTCATATGCGAACGGTGCTTTCCAAGCTTCCAATGCAGCCAGTTCATATGCCAACTCTGCATATGCCAAGGCTAACACAGGCGGTGGTTCAGGACTATTCAACTCTGCAATCAACGTAGCAACTGGTTATGCAGTTACAAGTTCTTTGGCAAACGCTGTAGTGTTCTCTGCCAATGCGACAATCTATTCGATCTATGTAACAAACATTGGTCCAGATGTTAATGCTGCCGTGACTGTTACTGCTGACTTTACACCAACAGGTTCTTCTGCAAACGTTTCGATGTTCAGAAATATTCCAATTCCATCTCGTTCTTCTGTAGAAATGTTGAAGAAACCACAAGTTGTTAAGGCAAATGACATTATCAAAATGCAGTCGTTTGTCAATGGTGCAGCTGCAAACTCTAATGCACACGTAACTATTGTATATGAAACTACTGCGTTGTCTTCGTTTGATAGAGCAACTGCATTGGCTGGTACAGGTTACTCCACACTTTATACTGCAACAGGTAGTCCAGCAGTTATTGAGAGTATCAAAATTGTTAATCAAGATACTGCATTTGGTAACCACGCAATCAGTATTATCTGGACAAACTCAAGCAATACGATACAAGGTTACATTGCCAAAGACATTATTTTACCTGCGAACTCCACAATCGAGTTATGTGAGGCACCAAAATATTTGTACTCTGGTGATAAACTAGATATATATTCATCATACGCCAACGTAGTGTCGGTGTTCGCTTCAGCTAAACGTACAACATAAGAGAATCATTATGGCAATTAGTGGAATATTAACAACTCAAAATCACTATAATCAGAGAGCTAGTGGGTTGTGGCCAACTATTTTTACTAGTGCAGCTTTACCAAATACACAATGGATTTCAACTTTATCAACAACTAGCACTAATGAATTTTATGGTTCTGTAAAAGTAGACTCTTCTGGAAACGTTTATTGTCTTAGCCTTTTAAATTCTACTGATATAGTTTTAGTAAAATATAATTCAGCTGGTACTATACAATTTCAAAAAAAATATACAAATTCTTCTTCAAGCACATCTTTTGGCTTTTCTGGAGGTTCATTGTTTATTGATAGTTCCAATAATGTTTATATGACTGGTGGTTATGTTCTTGGTGGATACTACTCTGGATTTGTAATTAAAACAGATTCTACTGGATCAATTTTATACCAAAAACGTTTTTATGCAGCATCTAGTGCTGAAAACTTGCAGGCAAATGGAATAGCTGTTGATAGTACAGGAAATGCTTATATTATAGGTACTTCTCAAGGATTTCCAATAAACAGTGGTCAAATTGCATATTTACTTAAACTTGATTCGAGTGGAACAGGTCAATGGTCAATAAATTTTGATGCTCGCACAAGTACTGGCTCTGATTTGGTTATAGATTCTTCAGATAATGTTTTAATGTCTGGATATTCCACTTCTGGTGGTGGCAGTTCCACTGTTAACCAACATTATATTGTAAAAATTAATTCAGCTGGCAGTTCAGTGTGGCAAGCTGGTATATCTTCCAGCAGTGGTTATGTGCTTGGCCAAGGTATATCATTAGATAGTAGTAATAACATATATATCACTGGTGGTCATTACGGTTCATATTATTCAGTATATACAGCCAAAGTAAATTCGAGTGGATCATCTGTAGTTTGGGGAAAAATTTACGATGCTGCTGGCTCATTTGGATCAGCTACTGTTACTGATAACACAGGCAATTCTTATACTGGTTCGTATTATCCTTCTGGGAGTGACAATCGGTCAGTCATAATGAAACACGATTCAAGTGGCACACTCCAATGGCAAAGAGTTGTTAATAAAGTTAATACAACCGATAGTGATTTCAGAACAGTATTAGATTTAGATAATACTGGTGATTTTTATGGTGCAGGATCTGCAACTAATACTACCGATCAAGATTCTATTGTTTATAAGTTGCCTACGGATGGTACAAAAACAGGTACATATACAGTTGGTGGCCGATCTATTGTTTATGGCAGTGCTGATTTTCCAACCCAAGCGGTTTCTCTTAGTATTGGTAGCAATCCTTCACATACACTTATCACAGGTGGATTAACTGTTGGATCGGTTACGTTTACTGTAAGTGACCATACTGCAACTTCTTCAACTACAACGGTATAATAAACAATGGCAGAAACAAATATTACAGGCCCTCTTTGGGGTTACGAACACCGAAGCAGAAGACTTGCTGGGTTGTGGCCAACTGCGGTACTTTCATATGCATTAACTCCAGCAGCAAACAACATAAATGAGGGTTCAGCCTTAACACTTAACGTAACAGGTGATGGTATTACTAATGGAACATATTACTGGACTATTGATTCAAACGCTGGTGATTTTGGAACATCTTCCGGTTCATTCACGATTACATCAAATGCTGGTTCATTTACAGTAACACCAACGGCTGACTTAACAACAGAAGGTGCTGAAACATTTACAGTATCAATTAGATCAGGTTCTACTTCTGGAACAATATTAGCGACAACATCAAACTTAACAATTAACGATACAAGTTTGACACCATCATATACATTAACTCCTGCAGCTAATAATATTAACGAAGGATCGGCACTAACAATTAATGTTTCTGGTTCAAATATTGTTAATGGAACATACTATTGGTCTATTGATTCAAACGCTGGTGATTTTGGAACATCTTCTGGTTCATTCACCATAACATCAAATGCTGGTTCATTTACAGTAACACCAACGGCCGATTCTTCAACTGAAGGTGCTGAAACATTCACAGTATCAATTAGGTCTGGTTCTACTTCTGGTACCATATTGGCTACAACATCAAACTTAACAATTAACGATACAAGTATAACTGCAGTTATTGGTCAAGCAGCATACACATCAGTAGGAACTTATACTTGGATAGCACCAGCTGGTGTTACTGCCGTTAGTGTCGTTGCTGTTGGCGCTGGTGGTTCGGGAGGTTCAGGCGCTGGCGCCTCGTTTCAAGTTGCAGGAGGCGGTGGCGGTGGCGGTGGATTAGGTTGGAAAAATAATATATCAGTAACACCAGGAACAGGTTATACAGTAGTAGTTGGTACAGGCGGAACTTCAATTACTGGCCCAGCAAATGGTAATGGGGGTGGTGAAAGTTATTTCATTAATTCGGGTACGGTTCGTGGCGCAGGCGGTGCAGGTGGCTCGTCTTTCACCAGTACCGGTGAAACTGCAACTACTGCAGGCGGATCCTACACAGGGGATGGTGGTGGTTCCGGCGGCGGCGGCGGCAGAGGCGAAGGCACTGGAGTAGGTGGCGGTGGTGGTGGTGCCGCCGGATATGCTGGCGATGGTGGCCGAGGAGGAAATGGAACTTATGTAGCAGGAGTAGAATCGGGTCAAGCAGCACCAAGTGGTGGCGGAGCAGGTGGTGGCAGTTCCGGCGTTCGAGTCGGCGGCGGGTATCCTAATTCTGCAGCCGGTGGCGGCGGAGTGGGCATTCTAGGACAAGGGGCATCTGGATCAGGAACATCTACTCCAGTAAATGGGCAGTCGAGTGGAACAGTGTATGGAGGCAATGCTGGTAGCGGAGGAACCAACGGTACTGGAACTACATATTCTCCGCCAAATTATTATACAGTAAATAATTCAGGCGGCGGCTACGGCGGTGGCGGCGGTGGCACTTACGGTGGGACAACTGGCGCCGGCGCAAATGGAGCAGTCAGAATTATATGGGGCACCGGTCGTTCATTCCCATCTACACTTACCACAGATCAATAAAAAAGGAGAACAAAATGCAAGAACAACTTTATATTGAAACTGAAAACGGTTTAATAAAAACCATCCTGCGTATGAAAGTAATTTAATTCAATCTTTTGGTTCAGTACCATCCAATTGGATACCGTTCACCCGTGTTGAGCGTCCTAAACCTAGTAGTTACCAAATTGTTTTAGATGATACGCCTGTTTATACAATAGTAGATGGTGTTTGCATGGATGTTTGGTCAGTGCGAGAAATGACGGAAGAAGAAAAAACAGAATATGATAATCAAAAGAAAAAACTAGAAGAATTTTTGGCCACACAGATATAAAAAATGTGATTTGATTAATCAATAACAAAACAACAGAGCAAAACAAATGAGTCTTTTAAACGATATTTTTACATTACGTAAAATGAATGACCTACGAGCAGATGGTTTGTGGCCAACCACTGTGGCTCCACCACCTCCAACATATACATTAACTGCTGCAGCTAATAATATTAATGAAGGTTCATCTTTAACACTTAATGTTTCTGGTGCAAATATAACCAATGGAACATACTATTGGTCTATAGACTCAAATGCCGGCGACTTTTCTACATCTTCTGGTTCTTTCAGCATCACATCAAATGCTGGTTCTTTCACAGTAACGCCAACTGCAGATTCTTCAACTGAAGGTGCTGAGACATTTACAGTTTCTATCCGGTCTGGTTCTACCTCTGGAACAATATTAGCTACAACATCAAACTTGACAATCAATGATACAAGTATAACAGTAGTTCAAGGTCAAACAGCATACACTACTGCTGGAACATATTCGTGGACTGCACCAGCTGGAGTTACTTCGGTGTCTGCAGTTGCAATAGGTAGCGGAGGTGGCGCAAGCGGTGTGAACTCTAATTACGACTCGGCCGGCGGTGGTGGAGGTGGACTTGGTTGGAAAAATAATATATCAGTAACACCAGGATCTTCTTATACTGTTGTAGTTGGTTCTTACGGCAATGAAGGCCAGGGAAACCAAAGTTACTTTATATCTGGCGGTACAGTTGCTGGTAATGGCGGCGGCGGCGGACAGTTCAATGGTGGTGGTGGTGGAGCCTCTGGTGGCAGCGGTGGTGGTTATACTGGCGATGGCGGCGGCAACGGTGGTAATGGCGGAGACGCACCACAGTACGGTTATTATCCTGGCGGTGGCGGTGGTGCTGGTGGATATTCAGGTGGCGGCGGTTACGGGGCAGCAGGATATGAGGCCAACAGTACAGCTGGCGGAGGTTATGGTGGTGGCGCAGGCGGTGGTACAACTGGTAATGCTGGTGGAGGTGGAGGTGGCACAGGTATATTGGGTGAAGGTGCCAGTGCAACAGCAAGATCGCCACAAGGTGGCGGCGGATTTGGCGGATCAGGCGGCGCCACTGGCCAATCCAGCGGCGGAATTTACAATAATGATGGGAATGCTGGCGGTGCCGGTGGTGCTTATGGTGGTGGCGGCGGCGGTTCCACTAACGGTGGTGGAAGACGAGGATCTTTCGGTGCTGATGGAGCAGTCAGAATTATATGGGGTTCAGGTCGTTCATTCCCATCAACAAACACCGGTAATGTATAAAAGAGTAAAAAATGGCTGCACCAGTAACAAGAACCGAATTTAAAGATTATTGTCTTCGTAGACTAGGGTTTCCCGTTATTCAAATTAACGTGGATGATGACCAAGTTGACGACCGAATTGATGATGCACTACAGTTTTTTCACGACTATCATTTTGATGGTGTTGAAAAGATTTACATGAAGCACAGAATTACACAAGACGATATTGACCGCAAATTCATTTACTGTCCTGATCCAGTTATCTTTGTAACTAAAATATTTCCGTTTGATGATTCTAATTCATCAATCAATATGTTTGACCTTCGTTACCAATTGCGTCTACATGATTTGTATGACTTCACATCGGTATCTTATGTGTCATATGAAATCACAATGCAACATATCACAACACTAAACATGTTGTTCTCTGGTTACCCACAACACCGATTCAATCGCCATCAAAACAAAATCTTCTTAGACATTGATTGGTCACGTGATGCAACTTTAGGTGAATATGTGGTTATTGAATGTTATCGTAAGTTAGTGCCTGATACTATAACGTTAACTGGTACAGTAACGGCAACAAACACATCAAACCTAATCACAGGTACTGGTACAACATTTGACCAACAAATTATTGAAGGTGATATCATTACAATTAGTGGACAAGATGCACAAGTTAATCGTATCATTTCACCAACACAAGCATATCTAACCACAAACTTAGCAACAAGTGTAACCACTGCAACAGCCACAAAGACTGGTGTATCTGATGTTTGGGATGATAGATTTTTAAAACAGTATGCCACGGCTTTGATTAAATACCAGTGGGGTACCAACCTGTCAAAATTTGCTGGTGTTCAGATGCCAGGTGGAGTTACGTTAGATGGTCCTCGAATTATGGCTGAAGCACAAGTCGAAATCGATAAGATTGAAACTGAGATGCAAGCCTACAACGTACTACCTCCAGAAATTTTGACTGGTTGATGAATGCCTACAAATTTTTACTTTCAACCATTTCCAACAGGAATTACTCAAGAACAACTACTAGTTGAAGACTTGGTAATTGAGGCCATGCAACAGTATGGTATGGACGTGTTTTATCTACCACGATCTAGTGCAGACCCGAATGGTGCAGACCCTTTGTATGGTGAAGACCCACTAAAACAATATACAGTTGCATTTCCAATTGAAGTCTACTTGGAAAATGTTACAGGCATGGATGGTGAACAAGACTTTATTTCTAAGTTTGGTCTTGAGATTCGAGATGAAATAACACTACTGATTTCTCGCCGTAGATTTAAATATGCCTCTGGTGCCACAAACTATAGTATACCTAGACTTGGTGACTTAGTTATTAACACTGGACCAAACCGCCCAATGGAAGGTGATTTAATTTACATTCCATTGATGCAAAACTTTTTTGAAATAACTTTTGTTGAACATGAAAATGACCAAGCAATGTTCTACACATTAGGTCGTGGACGTGGTGGCAATGTTTATGTTTATGCATTGAAACTGAAACAGTTCGTATTATCTGATGAGTTGATTCAAACTGGTCGCACAGAGATAGACGAACAAGCATTTGATTCATACAAGAGAACACGTTTAGATGTACCTGTCAATGGCACAGGCAAATTTACAGTTGGTGAGTTTGTTTATCAAGGTTCATCATTGGCAACTGCAAACGCCAAAGCTACCGTACACACAACGGTTCCTGGTCGACACTTGGATGTTGTTAATGTCAAAGGTCAGTTTACAGTTGGTGTAACTATTATTGGTGCAACCAGTGGTGCAACATGGGCATTAGAAACTGCAGCAGACGATATGCCAACAGACAGTGTGTTTGAAGATGTGGCAGACAACAACATTATTCAAGATGAAGGTGACGATGTACTAGACTTCACTGAACATAACCCATTTGGTGAACCTTAATGCTAGGTAATGCACACTTCTATAACAGAACCATACGAAAAGTTGTCGTAGGTTTTGGCACACTATTTAACGACATTCAGTTGATTCGTTACACCAGAGATATGGCAACTGAGGTCGAAAGATTTAAAGTGCCTTTGTCTTATGGTGCCAAAGAAAAATACTTAACTCGTTTGGCCTCCGATCCAGACTTAACAAAATCTATTGCAATATCTGTGCCTAGAATTTCATTTGATATGGTAGGTATGTCATATGATTCTAGTCGCAAAGGTGTTACTACTAACCGAAACTTTTCAGTTGGTGCAAATAACAGTTCATTAAAGTCACAATACGGACCAATACCATATAACTTTGATTTTAACTTATCAGTATATGTTCGTAATACAGAAGATGGTGCTCAGATTATGGAACAAATACTTCCATTCTTCACACCAGATTTTACTGTAACGATGGATTTTATTCCTGGTATGGATCAAAAGTACGACATGCCAATTATATTAAATTCTGTATCGACAACTACAGATTATGAAGGTGATATGATGAGTACTCGTTTGATTCTATGGGACTTGACATTCACAGCCAAAGCATATATTTGGCCACCAGTTAAGACAAGTGAGATGATTACAACATCTACTGCAAACACACATATGAATTTTGCCAACTCGGCAAATGGTGACATTATCACATCAAATACATTCACACAAAATTCAATTATATCTTCTGTGCAAACTAGACCAAATCCAAACACTGCTGGTCCAGATGATGAATATGGATTTGCAGAAACGTTTACATCATTTGGTTCTACATATGAACCTCAAGTTATTTTTACTACTTCAGATACTACTTTAGTATTTACTGATTCAACATTAATTAAAACGGATAAACTATAATGACACAACAAACAATTGATATAGGAACAGGACCAAATACTGGCACAGGTGATCCTCTGCGAACGGCTTTCACCAAACTCAACGAAAATTTTACAGAAGTTTATAACACAACTAACTCTAATTATACGAGTGCTGTTACCGGATTATCTGTAACAGCTTCTGGATCAAGTGCTTATCTAATCGATCAATATTCAGGAAACAATCCTACAGTGTATGTTTCTGGTGGTGAAACCATAGCATTTGTTTTAAATAATTTAGATGGTCATCCGTTTATGATACGGACATCATCAGGTGGTTCTAGTTTCAATATAGGACTAACACACGTTAGCAATACTGGTACAGTTTCAACGAGTTCTAACGCACAAGCTCAGATAAACGGCACTCTTTATTGGAAAGTTCCTTTTAGTCTAGTAGGTTCAACATATGTTTACCAATGCCAAAACCATGCCGGTATGGTTGGTAATGTTATTATTCAACAGCCTGCCTCTTTCGTTGCATCTAATACCACACTATCTCTAACTCAAGCACAAGCTGCGTTTAATAAAGCAAATACAACAAGTAATACAACTATTACCATAACAAGTCTAAAAAGTTTAGCTGCAAACAGTGCAACTTATGCTGATTTTCAAACCGCAATTGCAAATTTATAAACATTTAAAATAAATTATGAAAAAAATGGATGAAAATCTTTCTCAATTATTGGAGATCGAACCATTGGAATCTGCTGGTCAGTTAGTACACACTGACTTAACACCAGATATTGCCGATGATGCTGAGTTTGCTCGGCAGAATATACGTGAGATGATTACCAAAGGTAACTCTGCAATGGACACTTTGATACACGTTGCTAAAGACACGCATCACCCAAGAGCATTCGAGGTTGTGGCCACAATGCTTAAAAATATGTCTGACCTAAATAAAGACCTAATGGAAATTCAAAAACGCAAAAAAGATTTAGCACCAAAATCTATGAATGATAAATCAATGAACATAGATAAAGCTGTGTTTGTTGGTTCAACCACAGAATTGGTAAAGTTTTTAAAGTCAAATAAAGAGAAATAATATGGATCAATTAATTCAACAAATGAAAGTAATATTAGGTACAAATTTTGCCTTGTATTTTAAGACTCACGGGTTTCACTGGAACGTAGAAGGATCAGACTTCTCTGAATATCACGATTTCTTTGGTGAACTATACACTTCTATATTCAATAATACCGATTTAATTGCAGAGAAGATTCGTATGTTGGATTCATATGCACCAGGTTCTTTGTTGAGAATGTTAGAGTTGGCTGACTTAGAAGAATCAGTAATTATTCCTTCTCCAATTTCAATGTTGGCAGAATTGAAAAGAGATAACGATAGATTAATTGTTCATTTACGTGCAGGTATTGTGGCTGCTGACCAAGCAGGAGAACCAGCTGTTGGTAATTTTCTGCAAGACTTGTTAGACCAACACCAAAAACATGCATGGATGTTAAGAAGTTTTATTAAATAATGATTGACGCAGGTGGTTACCTCGGCAACGCAAACTTAAAACGAACTGGTGTAGAACTATCTTACACCGAAGAACAAGTTGCCGAGATTATAAAATGTACTGAAGATCCAGTTTACTTCATTAAGTCATACGTTAAAATTGTTAACGTTGACCATGGCCTTGTGCCTTTCAAAATGTGGCCATTCCAAGAGGACATGGTACGAACATTCCACGAAAATCGATTCTGTATTGCAAAGATGCCTCGTCAGGTTGGTAAAACAACTACGACTGTAGGTTTTATGTTATGGTCGATTCTATTTCAAGACGATTACAGTATTGCCATTCTTGCCAACAAAGGTTCACTTGCACGTGAAATTTTAGGTCGTGTGCAATATGCATATGAATACTTACCACTTTGGTTGCAACAAGGTATCATTACTTGGAACAAAGGTAATATTGAACTAGAAAACAAATCAAAGATTGCAGCCTTTGCAACATCAGCATCTGGTGTTCGAGGTGGTTCTTATAACTTAATTTTCTTGGACGAATTTGCGTTCGTTCCAAAGAATATGGCTGACGAATTCTTTACGTCAACCTATCCTGTTATCTCATCTGGTAAGACTACCAAAGTTATTATTGTTTCTACCCCATATGGACTGAACCACTTCTATAAGATGTGGGTTGATGCAACAGAGAAACGGTCGACCTATAAACCATTGGAGGTTCATTGGTCACAGGTGCCAGGACGTGATGCCGCATGGAAAGAAGAGACCATACGTAACACATCAGAAGAACAGTTCCGACAAGAGTTTGAGACAGAATTTATTGGTTCATCGGCAACATTAATCACTGGTTCTAAATTGAGGTCACTGGCATTCTTTGACCCATTGAAACAAGAAGATTGTTTAGATATCTACCAAGACCCAATACCAGGACACCTATACATTGGTTGTGTAGATTGTTCTGAAGGTGTTGCACAAGATTACTCAACGATTAATATACTTGATGTGTCTCAAGTTCCATATAGGCAAGTTGCCAAATATCGAAACAATAAACTACCATTGTTATTTTTACCTACAGTTGTTTATGCATTATGTAAAAGATACAATACAGCATTTGCGTTGATTGAGACTAACAATATTGGCCAACAGGTCGTGGACATTCTACACTATGATCTGGAATATGAGAACATATATAAGCTAGAACACCATCATATTAAAGGACAATCAATTTCAGGTGGTTTCAAGCGTTCTACATCATTCGGTATCAAGACCACAAAATCAGTCAAAAAGATTGGTTGTGCCAACTTGAAGACCTTGATTGAAAATGACAAGTTAATTATCAATGACTTTGACACAATTGCCGAACTTAATACGTTTGTGCGAGTTCGAGACAGTTATGAGGCAGAAGAAGGTAACAACGATGACTTAGTTATGGGTCTGGTGTTATTCTCTTGGTTAACTGCACAGAGTTATTTTAAAGAAGATACCAATATCGACATCCGTAAGATGATGTTAGAGGAACAAAATATGTTAGGTGACGAAGATTTGGCACCAGTAGGTATCATTGACGATGGCAGACCAGAACCAGTAATTGATTCTGGTGGTACAGTATGGCAAGATGATGTTAGAAGCCGAGGTTATATATCCTCAAATTTTTAAAAACATAAATACAACATACATTAAAAAAATAATTCAGCCCTTAAAAGGAGATTAAACCATGGCTTTTCAATTATCACCAGGCGTGAATGTTTCAGAAGTTGACCTTACAACAGTTGTGCCTTCCACAGCAACAACTATTGGTGGTTTTGCAGGAAATTTTAACTGGGGACCAGTGAATGAGATTATCACAATTAGTAATGAAGTCCAATTAGTAGAAATATTCGGTAAACCAGACAGCAACACCGCAACATCATTCTTCACCGCAGCAAACTTTTTACAATATGGTTCAGATTTGAGAGTTGTTCGTTCAGTAGGTTCTACAGCGAATAACGCAACAAACATTGGAACACCTGTAAGAATTCTTAACAAAACAAACTATGAACAAAACTTTGCAGCAGGAAACAATTCTATTCAATGGGCATCAAAGTATCCAGGTTCTCTAGGTAATGGACTACGTGTTTCGATGGCTGACGCCAACGTTGCAACAGGTTGGACATACTCAGGTGAATTCAGTACAACACCTACTACATCCACATATGCATCCAGAGCAGCAGCATCAAATGACGAAATTCATATTGTTGTTGTTGACATGACAGGTGCAATTACAGGTACAGCAAATACAGTTATTGAAAAATTTGGTTTTGTTTCTAAAGCAGGCGATGCTAAGAATACAGACGGTTCTTCAAACTACTATAAAGACGTTATCAATAGCAAATCTAAGTACATCTGGTGGATGGGTCATCCTGACACTGGTGCCAACTGGGGTCAAACTGCTATTCAAGTAGCAACAACTGGTGCTTACAATGGCTTGGCAGTCAATAACTTTGACTTGTCTGCAGGTAAAGATACTGCACCAACTGCAGGTAACAGAAACACATCTTATGATTTGTTTAACAATGTTGACTCTGTTGATGTTTCTCTATTGATGGCCGGTGAAACTGCAGATGATGTAGTACCGGACAGACTAATTTCTATTGCCGAGTCACGCAAAGATTGCATGGTGTTCATTTCTCCACCACTAACTGCTGTGTTGAATAACTCAGGTTTAGAAGCATCAACTGTTAAAACATATCGTGATACTATCACATCTTCTTCATACGCAGTTATGGATTGTGGATGGAAATATCAATACGACAAGTACAATGACATATATCGTTGGTTGCCATTGAACGGTGATATTGCCGGTCTATTGGTTAGAACTGACGTTGACCGTGACCCATGGTTCTCACCAGCTGGTTTGAATAGAGGTCAAGTTAAGAACGTTGTTAAGTTGGCATGGAATCCAACCAAAGCCGAAAGAGATTCATTGTACAATTCAGGTATTAACCCTGTTGTAACCTTCCCAGGTGAAGGTACTGTATTGTTCGGTGATAAGACTCTATTGAACAGACCAGAAGCAATGGACAGAATTAACGTTCGTAGACTGTTTATTGTACTAGAGAAAACAGTTGCTCGTGCTTCACGTTCTTCGTTGTTTGAATTCAACGATGAATTTACACGTGCTCAGTTTGTTAACTTGGTTGAACCGTATTTACGTGAAATCCAAGGCCGACGTGGCATCTATGACTTCCGTGTTGTTTGTGATACTACAAATAATACACCGGAAGTCATCGACCGCAATGAGTTTGTTGGTGACATTTATGTCAAACCAGCCCGTTCCATCAACTTCATCCAACTAAACTTTGTTGCAGTCCGTACTGGTGTTGCATTCAATGAAATCGTTGGACGATTCTAATAAATAGAGAGATAGGAGAAAATTAAATGGCATTTAATATTAACGAATTCCGCTCTCAAATGCAGGGTGATGGTGCGAGACCAAACCTCTTTGAGGTAACCATGCCTTTTCCGGCATTTGCTTTACCTGGTAATGCACAAACGAAATTATCATTCATGTGTAAGACCGCACAACTTCCAGGTTCTACTGTTGGCACTGTGCCTGTTCAATACTTCGGCCGTGAGTTGAAGTTTGTAGGCAACAGAACCTTCACTGACTGGACACTTTCGATCATCAATGATGAAGACTTTGTGGTGCGTAATGCATTTGAAAGATGGATGAATGGCTTGAACAGTCATAGTCTAAACGTTCGCAACCCATTGGCACAAACTCCAGGCAGTTATACTGTTGATGGAGAAGTTAAACAATTCGCCAAGAACGGTGACACATTGAAGAAATATAAGTTTATTGGTTTATTCCCAACAGACATTTCTCCAATTGATGTTGACTGGGGTTCCAATGATGCGATTGAAGAATTTACGGTAAATCTATCATATCAATGGTGGGAATCCGTAGAAGATAACGTGGTTTGACGAAAGAGGGGCCTAGGCTCTTCTTTCTTAATATAGGATTATTATACAGTGGCAATTAAACTTTTTGGTTTTACTTTTGGTGATAAAGAAGTCGTTCAGGTTCAAAACCCGAACGAATCTTCTTTTGCTTTACCGACAAGTGCAATAGATGATGGTGCAGTTACTATTACAGGTAACGCACACTATGGTACGTATGTCGATTTAGAAGGTTCAATTCGTAATGAGTTAGAACTAATTACACGTTATCGTGAAATGTCTAATCATCCTGAGCTTG